TGTGCTTTTGGTAAAGAACAAAAAAATCAAATGGTGCGATTACCTTGGATAAAAGGACTTTTAGGAGTGTTTGATTTTAAGAAATTTATAGAGGTTAATAATTGCTCTTCTAAAATTACGGATATATACGGCAAGACATGGGATATCATAGAAGATGATATTCAAGTAATTTTTACAAAGAGTCAAACTAAAATGTGGAAATATTACGACTCTTGGGAACAGTATAAAGAATATTATAAATATTATAAGTGCACTGCTGGATATACTAACAAAGAAGAAGATAAAATTAAAGACGCTACTATTAATTATCAAATGCTGCAGACTCTTACCGAGGTAAACGATAATGAGATAGAGCAAATTATTAATAGGTCAAATAACAAGTTGAAAAATTTATGCTCTTCTATAGAGTCTATGAAATCTGCTTTTGGTGTAACACCAGATACTTGCGAAGGTAATATGACATATTTACAGAAAGCCATTAAACTTTATCCTGATTTAATGAATGATGAATGGCTAAAAATTATTTTAAGACAGATTAAAGATAGTATGGTCAAAAACTACAAGGCGGGAAGTTTATCTATTAATGGCAAGTATACATTTTTGTTGCCAGATTTCTATGCGGCTTGTGAGTATTGGTTTATGAATAATAAAAATCCCAACGGCTTATTAAATGACAAAGAAGTTTTTTGTTGGTTATTTAGAAAGGCAAAAGAACTTGACTGTTTAAGAAGCCCGCATTTATACAAAGAACACGCCATTAGAGATAATATGGCTTGGAATGGCAACAAAGAGAATCAACAGCGAATTAGAGAGTGGTTTAATACTGATGCGGTTTATACAAGCTGCAAAGATTTAATTAGTAAAATTTTACAGTTTGATGTTGATGGCGATAAATCTCTTGTGGTAGCTGATGAAAATATTATTAATGTTGCCAAAAATAGTATGAATAACATTGTTCCTCTTTATTACAATATGAGAAAGGCATCTCCTGTTCAATTAAACAATCAAACAATTTATGATGGTCTTAATGCAGCGTTTATCGGTGGTAACATTGGAATATATAGCAACAATATATCTAAAATTTGGAATAGCGATATCTTTGTCAATGGCTCTGTAGAAGAAAGACAAAACGCTGTTGATTTAATTAAATTGTTGTGTATGGAAAATAATTTTGTAATTGACTTTGCCAAAACTTTATATAAGCCAGAGAGACCCGATTATATTCACGATAAAATTACAAGTTTTACAAACAAAAAACTCCCCCACTTCTTTACATACGCAAAAGACAAAACAATTGACCAAGTTGAAAATATTAATAATAGTTTGGTAAATAAATTAGATTCTAAAATAATTAATCCAAGAATTAATTCTCGCAGCATTGGATTAAAACAAATTGACTATACCAAATTAGTAAGCAATCCAGATATTGAATGTCGTGTTGTATTTAATAAAAATGGGAAAATTAACGAAGAATTATCAGACCCTATGATTGTTAAATATTATGAACTTAATCAGCAATATCATTTTAAGGTTAATATGGAATGCGCCGAATTAACAAGGGGCGACTTGTTAAGTAATACTCAATACAAACAAGATTTATTTTTTAAAAGAATTGCTAATGAAATTCGCACTGAGCTTTCTCAGTTTGGATATAGTGAATCTGAGATTGTTGATATTTTGGTCAAGTTTTTGTATTATGTTAAACCAAGTAAACATAAAAGTGTTCTTTGGTTTTGCTATGGAAAACAGATTTTTGAGAACATAGAGAAAAATATTAAGTCAAAAACTAAGATTATTCAGTGTGTTGATTGCGGCAAATGGATTGAGATTGGCATAAAAGATACAAAGACTTGTCGGTGTGAAGATTGTTCAAAAGAACATAAGAGAGAATTAACTCGCTTAAGAGTTCAAAAACATAGAACGAAGTCTATGTAACGCTACCAAAATGCTTTTATAAACAACCAATAATTAAGGTTATATATCATTTTTATAAATTTTATAAATAACCTTATTTTAAGGTTGTTTATATTATGTACATTTAGCGCCTATAAGGGAAACACCCTCGAAAACAAACAGTCTAAAGGTTGCTGGCAGAAAGTACTAATTAGAAACTACAGATAACCTTTAGATACTTTGTTGATAAATATTTTAATATTTTATAAAATTTTATGTTAATTATTTGAGGTGAATTTATGAAAGAAAAAATTAAAATAACAAAAGAAAATCTTATTAAGGATATTGCTAAACAAACTAATAAAAATATAAGCGATGTTAAAGATGTTTATAATACTTTAGAAAAAACCGTTTTTGACATCCTCTCTTCTGTTGATGTTAATGGAGATATAACCATTAAATTATTTGAAGGTATTAGTTTGGATGGAATTTATATCCCTAAAAAAACAAAGCAAAATAATTTAACTGGCAAAATAAGTATTGTAGAAAGTAAGATTAAACCCAAATTCAATGTTACTCGTTCTTATTGTGAAAAGTTAAATTCAAAGTAAATAATTAATTATTTGATATAAGCAGTGTTTCACTGATTATATATACTATCGCAGTTATCCAAAGAGATGGCTGCGATATTTCTTTTCATTCATTTTTCTACCTTTTGGCTTGTTGGCTGCCTATCCTTTTGGATAGGTGGCTGATAAAGTTTGAGGATAAGAGAAATGAATATATGCTTCGATATCTCAATTGGCAGAGGACTTGATTTGTAATCAAGATGTTGTGGGTTCAATTCCCTCTCGAAGCTCCATACAAAATAAAGGTGGTATATCTATGTACCACCTTTTGTCTTTTATATTTTTTTGTAATGTTTGGAGGTTAAATAAAATAAACATGGATGAATTTAGAAAATTAGATAATGAAAATTATCATCAATATATTTGGCGAATGGACGGATTAGTTCAGTCTGGTAAATATAAAAACTGGAAAGAAATAACACCTCTTATTAATAGAGAGTTATTTGGCGACGATGAAGAGTTGTATCGAGATGAATCAGCTTTCCGCAAAGCTGTAAAGTATGCAAGAGACTTTTATGAAGCTGGCGTATTTGGCGATAACGAAGACGAATATTATAAAAAGTTACAGACTGAAAAGCGAGAATTGCAAAAAGTAAAAGCCCAAGTTCAAACTGAGAAGTTAGAATATTCTCGTTGGCTTAGAGAAGAAGCAAGAGATGAACTAATTACAGAGAAAATTTGTAATGCAATATCTTCCCTCCCCTCTCTCGATATTCCTCATCATATTTACCCTGTTCATAATTCTCGTGCTTATGCGTTGGTTTTTGGCGACGAACATTACGGAGTTGAATTTGAATTAAAAGGATTGTTTGGAGATATTCTTAATGCTTATAGTCCCGAAATTTTTGAAAAGAGAATGTGGGATTTGTTTGACCAGACTATCGAAATTATTCAAAGAGAGAATATTGATAGCCTAAATGTTTTTTCTATGGGAGATTTTAGTGATGGTGTTCTCAGAGTTTCACAATTAATGAAATTAAGATATGGTGTCGTAGACGGAACAATTAAGTATGCTGATTTTATTAGTGGTTGGCTTAACGAATTAACTAAATATGTGCGAGTAAAATATCAGTCTACTAATGGCAACCATACCGAACTTCGCCAATTAGGACAACCCAAAGGTACTTTTACAGAGGATAATATGGGAAAGGTTGTATCTGAGTTTATTAAAACACGATTAAAGGATAATCCTAATTTTGAATATATTGAAAATCCTACTGGCTATATTTATGCAGAGCTTGTGGGAAATCCAGTATTGGGGATACATGGAGAGGTAAAAAATATGAGCAACGCCATTAAGGAGTTTTCTTCTATTTATGGCATACACATTCAGTACTTGTTGGCTGGTCATTTGCATCACAACAAAGTCGAGGAAGTGGGCGTAAATCAAGAAGTAATAAATATTGGCTCTATTATTGGCGTAGATAGTTATTCTCTGTCTTTAAGAAAAACATCGAATGCTTCTGCCAAGTTATTGGTGTTCGAACAAGATAAGGGAAAAACTTGTGAATATATATTAAAGTTAAATTAAAAGAAATAAAGTTATAAAAATATGGAGATTAATTAAATAATGGAAAAAGATATAGAACTTTACTATTGCTACTCTCTCAACCTTAGAGAATTTCTTTATAACAATGGTGTGAGATATAAATTAGCAGCACTGAACCCTAATAGTAAGAGTCTGTTTTGGGTTTATGTTAAAGATAAAAAATTAGACAAATTATTGAGTGAGTGGTCAGCTAATAAACAGACTGCTTTTGAAAAATAAATACTTTGATGTAGAAATGATGTGGAGGTGAAACATATATATGCCAAGAGGTAGACCACCAAAAAAAGACAAAGAGTTGCAAGAAAATCAAGATGCAAACACCCAAACGAAAAAGGGCGTTAAATCAACCAAAGATAAACGTGCTTGTTTTTATTGTGGGAGAGAATATGTTGAAACAAATTATTATAATTCAAATAGTGAATTTTATAGTAATACAGGTAAAATTCCATATTGTAAGCAATGTATAGAAAAATTTTATCAACAATATTACGAAAGATATACCAACGAGGGTTGTTTAACTCCTGAAAAGAAGGCGGTTCAAAGGCTGTGTATGATTTTCGATATTTATTATAGAGATGATGTTTTCGAGTCTTCTATGAATAAAATTAAAACAAGCGGTATGAACATAACTCCCATGTTTCAATATATGAAACAAATACAACTTCAGCAATATAATCGTAATAAAGAAACATATGAGAAGACTATAACCGAAGCAGAGCAAGAGAATTTTGCTATGGCTTCTATTTCGGATATATCTGGCGAAACAACCGTTGACCAAAAGACGATTGATTTCTTTGGTAGTGGGTTTACCGATGAAGATTATAAATTTTTAAAAAGAGAATATGAAGATTGGACTGCGAGACACGAGTGTAAAACTAAAACGCAGGAAGAAAATTTTAAGGACATATGTTTCAACAGATTACAAAATCTAAAAGCATTACGAAAGGGCGAAGATACAAAAGATATCACGGCTTCGTTTCAGAAAATGTTGGATGCTGGTAAATTGCAACCTAAACAAAATGCTGGCGATACTACAGCGGACAATCAAACATTTGGCACTTTAATTGATAAATGGGAGAATGAAAGACCTTTGCCCGAAATTGATGAAGAGTTAAGAGATGTTGATAAAATAGGAGCTTATATGGACATTTTTTATCGTGGACATTTAAGCAAGATGATGGGCTTAAAAAATGGATTGTCGAACTTATATACAAAATTTATGAAAAAGTATACTGTGAACAAACCAGAGTATAACGATGAAGAAAATAGTGAAGTTTTATTTGACGCCATTTTTGGAAACGCCTCTTTGGACTCTAATGAGGACAACGAGGGGGTGGTGTAACGATGGAAAAAAAGAAATCTGAAAAGCAATTAGCCAATGAAAAATCTGAACGAATCATGCAAGGCGTTGCTTATTGGGCTAGTTTCTATCGTCATTAGCAAAATCCTCAAAGATTTGTTAAAGAATATTTAAATATTAATTTAAAATTATTTCAAAAAATATTATTATATATGATGATGTGTTGCAACTACTTTATGTATTTGGCGGCACGAGGTCAGGGCAAGACCTTTTTAACTGCGCTCTTCTGTGTAGTTAGGTGTATTTTATTCCCCAAAACAAAGATTTGTGTGGCTTCTGCAACTAGAACTCAAGCAAATGAAGTTCTTCTTAAAATAACAGACGATTTTATGAAGAATTATGGATGGGGTTCGGAAAATCTAAGACGAGAAATTACATATGCGTCGGTGGGTGCAAATAAAGCAGTCATTGAGTTTGCTAATGGTTCTTGGATAAGGGTTGTTACCGCTTCAGATAGTGGGCGAGGTGCGAGATGTAATATACTTCTCGTAGATGAGTTCCGTATGGTTGACTTAGATACAATCAATACCGTTCTTAGAAGATTTTTAACGGCACCAAGACAGCCTAATTATTTAAACAATCCAAAGTATGCGCATTTATTGGAACGAAACAAGGAATTCTATATGAGTTCTTGTTGGTATAAATCGCATTGGTCTTTTGAAAAAGCAAAAGCATATGTAGTGAATATGCTTGATGAAACAAAAAAATATTTTATATGTGGTCTTCCCTATCAAATTTCAATTAAAGAAGGATTGTTGTCAAGAGAGCAAATTGAAGATGAAATGTCCGAATCTGATTTTGACCCAATGAAGTTTGCAATGGAAATGGAATGTCTTTGGCACGGCGATACAGATGGCGCCTTTTTTACATTTGATGACATATCAAGTCGTAGAAAGTTAAAAACTGCTATTTATCCCACTTCTTTGATTGGTAATAGTAGAAACTTAAAAATACCAGATTTGGTTCCAAACGAACGTAGAATATTATCAGTGGATATAGCTCTAATGGCTTCTAAAAAGCAGAACAATGACGCAAGTGCAATTATTATTAATAGTGCTATTCCTACAAACAATGATAACTATACATCTAATATTATATATATGGAAAATCACGAAGGTTTAACCACTGATGAGTTGGCATTGGTGGTTCGTAGATTGTACGATATGTATAAATGTACAGATTTAGTTGTGGATACAAATGGTGTTGGACTTTCCGTATTTGATATGCTTATACAAGATATAGTTGACCCAACTACTGGTGAACTATACCCCGCCCTCTCTTGTTGTAATGATAAGGCTATGGCAGAGAGATGCAAGGTTGATAATGCGCCCAAAGTGATTTGGTCGATTAAAGCAAGTGCGGCATTCAACAATGAGATTTGTACTCTTCTTCGTAGTGGATTCCAAAACGGAAAAATCAATTTGCTTGTTTCAGAATTTGAAGCCGAGGAAATTTTAAAAGACAAAATTAAAGGTTTTAACAAAATGCCAGCTTACGAACAGATGCAATATAAGTTGCCTTATATTCAAACAACACTGCTTGTTTATGAGTTGATAAACCTTGAATATGAGATAAAAGGTACAAATGTAAAGATTACTGAAAAAAGTGGTATGCGTAAGGATAGATATTCTTCTCTTGCGTATAACTATTGGGTTCAATGTCAGCTTGAACGAGAAATGTTAAGAAAACAAAAAACTGGGTTTAATGCTTCTGATTATGCGTCAAAGTTGAGAAGATTAAATCATCGTCCTACGACTTATTAAAGTATGACAAATAAAATTACAAATAATAAATTAAATTCTAAAGAAAGGGGTGAGATATCGTTTTGAGTAATGAAAAAGATAATATACAAAGTATAGATATTCCTATTTATACAGAGTCAGATTATAAAAATGACCAAAGTAAATTTGAAGAATCTATGAAAACGGGCAAAGTTGATTTTAAAAATTTTCAACGCCTAATGATAAGAGATATTTGTACTAATACGAGCGTTATTGAGACTGGTTGTATTGGCGATGTGAGTTTAAAAGATGTGGAACTTGCATTAAAGCATCCCAAACAAGGTTGGAAGATATTGTTAGACGCTTCTAATGAATTAATGCGTATCTCTCCCCACTACTTTAGAATGAATAATCTGTATTCTAATATGGCTTTGTTCTGTTGGTGGATAGATTTATATGATGTTAAAGATAATGCACAGATTGATAAAATAAAGAAAACTTATGCTGCCCTTGCTGCTAAGTTGGAGAGTATGAACCTAAAACACGAATTTTCTAAAATAATGAAGGTTATACCTTATCAAGATATTTATTGTGGATTAGTGTTTGAAAATCAATCAGACTTTTTCTTTCAACAGATAAATTACAAGATTTGTGAATTATGTGAAATTCAAGATGGTTTGTATAATTTTAGAATAGACTTAACTAAAATAGACGCTACAAATCTCACCGCATATCCCGACTATGTTCAACAGGCGTGGGTGGATTTAAGAGATAAAAAAGTCAATCCAAATATTGTCGGTCAATGGTATAAACCATCTGCTGACAAGCAAATTTGTTTAAAGATGAATAGTCAGTGGATTTACCCCTACCCTATTCTTATTGGATTAATTAAGGATATTCTTAATTTGGATGTTTATAAGAAATTAAAATTGCAATCCGCAAGAACGGATAATTATAAGGCGATTGCCGTTGAGGTGCCTATTGATGAGAATACGGTTGATAAGCCTTTGCTTACTCCAGATACACTTGGAATTTTTGCTGAAATTAATAGAGAAAGTATGACTGACGATATTGGTCTTATTCACACACTTGGTTCAAGTGCTACACCTATTAGTTTTAAAGACTCAAGCAATACAAGAAATAATGTTAGCGATGCCGTAGATGAAATTTATAATTCGTCTGGTATTAGTAAAGAAATGTACAATGGTAGTTCATCTGGTACAGCTCTAACACTTTCTATTGAAAATGATTCTGGATTTATATATGGATTATATAGACAATTTGAGCGTTGGACTAACCGTTTGATTAAGATTAGAAAATATAATAAATCAGCATTTAAATTTTTATTCTATCTTGTAGATGTTACTATTTTTAATAGAGATAATGTTTCTAAGAGATATAAAGAAGCGGCAAGCTTAGGCGCTTCTGTTATTGACAAATGGCTTGCTACGCTTGATATGACACCTTCTCGTACATTAGGTTCGTTTGTGTTACACAAAGATGTTTTTGATTTTCAAAATAACTTTGTGCCGCTTCAATCTTCATTTAATAGTTCTATGGAGGGAGAGGTTGGCAGACCGACCAATGAGAGTAAAGGGAAAACGCTTGATGAAGCTGGCGAAAAAACAAAAGACCTTGATTCAAACATAGATAGATAATTTAATTGATATTCGAAGGAGTTGTAAAAATGAATGAATGTTTATTTTGTTGTAAAGGAAAACGATTAGCCAATTATTTACTTGAACATAATTGTAAGTTAATAAGAATTGATTGTGACCAGAAATCAGAAGGATTTCTGGTCTTTATTTTTGAAAAAAGTCAAAATCTTAAAGATGCTTTACAATCTTGGAAAATAGATAAAAGTACTTATTTGTTTTAATAGTTATGTTTTAGAAGGAGATGTTTCGTATGTTTAATGAAAAAACTAATAAATATGAAGGCTATATTTATTGTATATATAACACAATGAATTTTAGCGGATATATTGGGCAGACGATTAGAAGCGTAGAGATGCGATTTAAGTCGCATAAGTCCAGTAGTAAAAATATAAACAAATCAATTTATTTATATTCAGATGTAAGAACTTTCGGATGGGATATTTTCGATGTTTTTGAAGTTGAAAAAATCGAAGCCGATACTTTATCTGAGTTAAAAATATTACTTAATGAAAAGGAAATTTTTTATATTGCAAAATATAACACTTTATACCCTAATGGATACAATATTTCAAAGGGTGGATGGATTTTAGGTAATACTTTTGAAAGTTGCAAGGTTTACAAGTTTGATTTAGATGGCAACTTACTATCGGAATATCAGTCTATAACAGATGCCGCAGAAAACAATCATCTAAATCAATCTGATATATCTAACTGTTGTAATAATAAAAAAGTTGCTACTGTTGGTGGGTTTTATTGGTCTAAAAATAGAGTGTTGAACAAATCTAAAATCAATACTCAAAAGAAAAGAATAGTTATGATGGATGCAAACGAAAATATAATTAGAGAATTTAATTCTGCAACCGACGCTTCTCTGATTTTATTTAATAATAAAAGTAAGCGTTCTGCTATTTCAAAGTGTTTGACGGGCAACAATAAAACCGCTTTTGGTTATATATGGCGATATAAATAAAGGTGATGGTCATATGATTAAAAGCAGATTGTCGCTTCCTATTTGTTTTGAAGTTAATAATGAGATATCTAATGCAGATGAGCGTTTTATTAATGTTACCATTGATGTCTTGCATACTGGTCTTAATTTTAACGGAAGTATTTTTGACAAAGAAATTGTCGATGAGAATATTGAGACAATCAAAAACACTCCCATTTTAGGTTTCATTTCCGAAGATTCTTATGTTGGCAAAGACTTTAAAGGACATGAATATATCATAACAAAAACAGATAAAGATGGTATTACACGCAAATATATAGGAAGTGCTTATGGCGTGGTTCCAGAATCATGCAATCCTCGCTGGATAACAAAGATGTGTGATGATGGACAAGAAAGAGAGTTTTTACAAGTTGACGGCTTGTTATGGACAAAATTTAATGATGCAACAGATATTATGCTTAGAGATATTGAAAAGTCACATTCAATGGAATTGTACCCAAAAAATATTGATGGCTACGAAGATGATGATGGCAATTTTATATTTACTAAATTTAGTTTTGATGGATGTTGTATTTTAGGAATGTCTAAAGACCCAGCTATGATTAACTCTACTATCGAAGTTCAGTTTACAATGAGTGATTTTGTAAAGAACATTCAAAGTGAACTTAACGATAAATATAGTGCGTTTGAAAAAATAACAAACGACAAAGCTTTCACCAAAATGGTGAATAAAAAAACTAATCAAGGAGGTATTAAAACTATGTCGAATACGGATTTTACTCAGACTCTTTTGGCGCAGTTTGAAGATATTTCCACGATGGTAAGAGAACATGAGGTCACAAGGGATAGATGGGGAGATTCGGTTCCTCGCTATTATGCTGTTGATGTTCAGGAGAACGAAGTAATTGTTGTAGATAGAGAGTCTGGATACAATTATTTTGGTTTCGTATTTACCATAAATGGTGATAAGCCCGAAATAGATTTCACCAGTGGGAAGAGAAAGAAGCTTCGTTATGAAGACTATGTTGAGGGTGCCACGACTCCCGAAGGTGGCTTTGATTTTGGTAATCATATTTCTGAAGTTGAAGAGACTGCCTTTACTAAGGTTGAGGAAGCAAACACAAAAGTTTCTGAAGCTGAAGGCAAAGTTTCTGAGCTTGAATCAAAGGCTTCCGAATTTGAAACAGCTAAGAACGAGATTGAAGAGAAGTTCAATCAGATTAATGCTGAATTTGAAGAAATGAAGCCCAAGTACGAGGATTATGTAAGAGCTGAACAGGCTCGCATTGAAGCTGAGTTAGATGCTCAGAAAGATGCAGAATTCGCTAAGTATGAATCTGTTTTAATTGACGATATTAATTTTGCCGCTCTTAAAGAAAAGAAGGCTGAAATGTCGGTTAAAGAGATTGAAAGCGAATGTGCAATTTTGTATGCAAGAAAGAATCTTGCGACCAACTTTAGTAAGCCTAACGATGATGCTATGACCGCAGGACTTGTTGATGATGGCGAGAAAAACGGTTTTGTTGCAACTAAGTATGGCTATGTTCGTAAATCATAATAATTATTTTAATTTGTTTTATTTTTAAGGAGGAATTTAATATGGCTATTGATATGTCTAGAATCCATACAGTCGTAGACTCTGTGAACATGGCTTCGACCAAATATGCAGAAAGAATTTTTGATTGTGTGGCAGATGTTGATTTGGACAACGGTACTTTTGGCTATATGGCTGAACTTGTTGACCGTAATATTTATAAGTTTATACCTGGCACTAAGGCTGGTGAGAAAGTGCTTATGGTGGATGTTCCTGCATGGGACGAGGACGAGTCTAGCGTTTTGAATCAGCGCAGAAATCGTTTCTATATTCCTGCTGGTACACCTTTCCGTGCTCGTGTTGTTAAGGCAAACGACGAGTTCGGTATTACTATTGAGGGTGTTTCAGCAGATACTCAGACCATACTTTCTGAGCAGACTGATTTTATGGCTAATGATGTGTTTCTGACTGTTGGCAACGATGGTAAGCTTGTTGCTTCTGCTACTTCTACTGATGGCGCTATTATGGAAGCTCGTGTTGAGCGTAAGCGTCTTATGGGTGCAAAGCTCATTACTCCTCTTCGTCAGTATGGCAGTGACAACTTTATGTACGAAGCTCGCATCAAGGTTTTAGCTTAATTTAAGGAGGTAATAGATTATGACAAATTTTAGTGCTGAACAGAATCATGTATTTTCTCTTGCCGCAGACCTTGTTAGCGGCAACTATTCTCTTGAGGGCGGTCTTACCAAAAAGGATTTAGAGAACCATCTTCGTGAATCTATTAACAAGGACATTTTTGGCGGTCTGACCTTTGAACAGGCTCTCCGTCGTAATAAGAATACCGTATATGAGGTTATGGAGCAGATTACCGATATTGTTGTTGGCGAGAATGTTCTTAAGAGCGCATTCGTTGACCAGTTTGTAGAGGTTAAGAACCGTGTGTTTGGAGACCGTACTGATTGGGTTACTCAGGGTGATTCTCTGCTTACCGTTGCTTCTTTTGCTGGTAATCACTGGGACACCAACCGTCAGTCCTTCGACTCTGGTGAGAAGTTCACCCTTCCTTCCGAGTGGGCGTTTATCCATGTATATATGGAATTTGAGCGTTTTATGCTTGGCATTGAGTCTTTTGATAAGCTGACCAATGCTATCACTAAGTCTTTTGAAGCGTTCATTAACGAGCGTGTCTTTGCACAGTTCCACAATATTGCTTCCGCCGTTCCTTCTGAATTTGTTTACAATGGCAACGATGAGGACGCAATTCTTGGTCTTTGCGAGAAGCTTGAGGTATTTGGCGGTTACAACAACATGACAATTTGTGGTACTCA